GCTTTAGTATTTGCTTGTTGGTCTAACAAGTATTGACCTACTACGGCTGTGCCTACAGTTAATGATGAAGTACTTGAACCGTCTTGTGCTATAAAATTACCAATAGTTCCTGCACCATCAGCTTGTGTAGTACTAATACCTTGTACTGTAGCTGTTGTAAATACTGTACCATTGTGTGTGCTTAATGCTAGTGCCAAACCGTTGCCTGGGCGTGTTGTTTTAACCCAAACATCGTTTGCTACTGGAGAGCTTGGTGCATTATAGTGTGCATCATAAGTTACACCAATTGCGCCAGTCATGTCACTGTCACTGTCCATAACTTCCCATGCGCCAGCTACACCATAAAAGTATTCAATACTCATCTGACGAGCTGTACTTGTGCCTGTCTCGTTATCAACATGTACTACAACTAGAAATGTTCCGTCTGTTGCACCGCTTGCGGCTGTAGTTGGTGTATGTACATCACCTGCAACGTCTGTACCATCGTCTACGTTAATTTCAACTGCTGGAATTTTGTTTTCCCATTTGCTAGTTGTGTCATTCCATTGGTGGATACCATACTTACTAGCGTTTGTGTCTAACCAAAGTGTGTTAGCAGTACTATACGCCACCGTTGGTGCAGTTGCACTATTTTCTAATTGTGCAAGATCAATGTCTGCTCTAACAATGTATGCTTGACTACCTTGACCTAGATAACTGTATGCAGCCATTAATCCATATTCGCTGGTTTCGCTGCCTTGTGATATTGCTGTTCCTGCTGTAGTGAATAATGGATTACCAAAATATTGAGTTAGTTCACGCTGACTAGTAACTTTTACTACTTCGCCTGCATTTGCTGTTTTTGTATATTTCGCTTTTCCGTCTACTTCACTACCAGTTGGATCTGTTTTGTCTGAACGTGTTGCTACAAGTAATAATGGTACTGTGCCTGCGCCCGGGGCGCCATATGCACTTTCATCTACTACTTGAACCTCTACACCTGGTGATACTAATGCCATATTATTGCTCCTCTGATAAAAGTAATTGCTAGTAGTATTTACCAGGACCACTATATATCAGGGGGGATATGAAGGTTAACCTAGTAGTTAATTATATCTTTTATTTTAGATTGTAATTGATTCAATGTTGTATCATTGCTAACTATTTCATCAAATGCACTGTCGCTATCAATCCAATGCCATTCACTGGGGTGTATGTCTACAGGCTCAGTACCTCTGTCTCTTCTGTCGTAGAACCACTTTGGCATATCTCCTCTGCGTACTTGCCACACTTGGCCTTGTACACTATTAATCATACGCATTTCATTAGGAAATCTTACATCGGGTATTACCCAATTTATATCTGGATTGTTTAGTATTTGTTGCTTAACAAGACTAACCCATATGCCATCATAGAAACCATTACGCATACAATCTGTGCCAAATTCTTGTAGTACTAGTCTAGGTGTAATCGTTCTACCTGTTTCTTTTGTCCAATACTCGTCTTCTTTTTCACGCCATATACGGCTTCGATCAGTGTCGCCTTCTAGCATATCTCTATCCCAGCCGTATACACTGGCAACGCCGTCTTTGAGCTTGTCAGCAAAACTAATTTTTTGAAAGTTATGATTTTCAACTAGGATATCGGCAACAGTTCCTTTGCCACTTCCTATAAGTCCACATATACCGATAATCATACGCTACTCCGTAAATTCGTATTTTTTACAGTTTAGCGTAAATTTTGAAAGATGTCAACCTATAATAACACCAAGACCAGCTTGACCTTCTGCATAGTATTTTAGATCATCTTCTAGTTTGTCTATGCTCATTTGTGCATCACTACGTAGTGCATCTGCATTTAAACTAGTACCGCCTTGCGGGCCGGCGATAGTATTAAACTTACCACGTGCTTCTGCTAGCATTAATTTTGCGTGAGCAAGTGCAAACTCTTTCAACCACGGGCCGCTGTACGGATCTTGTAATAGCTCTTCGTTACTTCGAGACTTATAAGTGTGCAAGTATACAGTGTCATCTGCTTTAATTTTTCTATGCAGTAATAGTGTTTTAGTTGATGTATTCCAAGTAAAAGTAATATTCTCGCCAAACATACGTCCTAGTGTTTCACGATGTTGAGATAGTGCATCAAACGTTGCCATGCCGCCTGCTCTACCACTGTTCATCAAGTAGTTATTAAGGTACGCAGTTTCGAAAGGTTCTATGTCGCTTCCGCCACTTAGTGTTCCGCTACTGCGTCTGTATATATCCATAACATCAATGACCTCATTAGCAAGTGTGTACTCACTGATTCCATCTTTAACTTCTAATAGAATAAAACTTTCTTCCACACTGTTTTCACTGCGCTGTCTATACTTCTCGAAACTTTTATTAATAGCCAAGTCGTAGTGCTCTGGGTCGAGCTCTACGTCTACCATTTGTCCACCTAAGCGAAGTTCGATTTCTTTAATTAAATTATCTATTAATGCCATACAAGTATTTATTACTTGAAGGCTTTTAAGATAATAGTATCTGCGTTGAACCTACCATTCATTTTAGTTTCGGTAGTTTTAAGATAGCCAAACTGTGTTTTTAGCTTGTGTTTGGTAACCTTTTTCCACTGTGGTAAAATTTCTTCTGGTTTACGCACTGTCTTTTGCACACTGCGCTTATCATCGTAGAACTGTAGTGTAGTTCCTTTGACTTTAAACGTTGTGTGATCTTCCGCATAGTAAATGCCTAGTTTACGATTTTTTGTGTTAAACACAACTAGTGCGGTTGCATCAATGATATCGCTTGGATTGATACTGGCAATACCAAAGTCTCCGTCACTTGGTTTAAATTTAAGTTTCTTAACCAGCTCTTGAGCACTTTTAACTTTAGGCTTTCGAACTGCTCTTGTTTGCTTCTTTTCAGCTTTTATAATTTCAATTGCATCAAACAGTCGTTTATAAAAATCTGTTAGTTCTTTGATTTCTTTTTTACTGTATACGCTATATCCTTCTGCAAGTTGTGCTTGCATATCATCACGTTTCTTAGGAGCGGGTAACTCATTTAGCTCTTGCATTTCCTCATATGCACCTTTAAAAAATTCACTAACAAAACGTAAGTGTCCTAGATTCATTTCGTGCTTTTTAAAATACTGTAGAGGATTCTGCTTGAGCAAAGGATTCTTTTTGCTATCACGCATCCAATCGTCTAACCAACTATCCATATCTTCTAATTTATCGATAGTAGCTTCTTGAAGCCGTTCTTGAATGGTTGGAACATGTACTTTTTTCTTTTTGCTATCCTCAACTTTTTTCTCTTCTAGAATATCTTTGCCAATTTCAATATACTTCTCAATCTTAGTAGCAATATATTCTTTCATAGGACGAATATCACCTGAGGTTCCAGGACACGCTTGCCAATAATCCTGCTCTTTTTCATTATAATCAGGACAACCGTCTAACAACATTTTACAACGAATTCCTAGCACTTGCTCATGCTTGGCTGCTTTCTTTACACTGTTAATATCAGCTTTACTATAACCATTATCTTTCATCCACTCGAATGCCCACTCGATTGTGTCATTGTGTTTGAAGTTCTGATACCAAAAATCACTTACATTAATTTTAAGTCTGTGAAACTTAGCACCGTCTAACTTTTCCCAATTATCAAAGCTAGGCGCTAGTAGACCTTTAGCGCCACGACGTGGGCCTTTAGATACTGTTTTCTTTTTAGGTTTTTTAGTAAGACTACGAACACTCGCCATTTAAGTTCTCCTAATTGTTATACTACTAATTTAGCATCTTTTTTAAATTTGTCAAGAGCCATGATAGTCATAAATACACGTATGCCACGTTTAACACTATATAAACCGACGAAAACTAATGATTATCACTTTATGGATAGGAGTATCCGTGAACAGTTTAGCATAGGCGGAACTGGTGTCCATGTACACAAGTATGTAGGACCTGCTAACATAGGAGATCAAAATGACCCTAGTCAGCCTAACTACATCGATGGCAGAGAAATAGATCCACTAAGTGGAGAATTTATTAATGTTGATGGTATTATCAACGAAACAAAAATACAAGACTTATTATTTTTAGAAAATAGAGATCGTAAATATGATCCAGATGTATACGAAATGCGTGGTGTATACAATGTACAAGATACAGACTTTGATCTGACACAGTTTGGATTGTTT